ACTGTGCCGCTGTTTTCAGTGCGGTGGCTTTGGCCTCTGCGGTGGCCTTGGTTGATTCCGCCTTGGCACTGACCCATGTACCTGCCAAGTTCGTGATAGCTGTGACTAACCCAATCATGTGGCATTTCCTATTACGTCCGTCTGTACACACACTGCTTCATAGTTAATCTTAGGCTTTGGTGCTGTTGCCATAAAATACTCACGGGCTTCAAAGCACTCGTCCATTGTTGCAAATGGCCCTTGAGGATAGACAGCGTAGCTATCAGACTGAATTAGGATTGCAAATAATAACCACATAGGTGACCTACTGTTTACTGAGCCAGTAGAAGATATATATTACCAAGCCAATGGCTGAGAGAACGCTAACGCCCAAACCGATGCTAATACAAAGATCAACAATTTGTTTTTTACGTTTAGCTTTCTTGGCTTTCTCAGCTTTCTCTGCGGCTTCACGGCTTTCCTTCATCTTCCTTTGGTAGTCTAACCAATCTGTCCATAACCCGGCTCGCCCTTGCCAGATCATCATTTGTTTCAGAGCATCCTCATATTCTTTAAGTTGCTCTGTAGCCATGAACGCTTCAAGGTCAGACTTATATCCGTGTTCATGTGCTTTCTTTTGTATCTGAGCTTTAAGACCAAAGTAGTCTGCTAGTGCCTGTCCTGCTTCATACAGTTCTTTACCGTTGGCGATAGTTTCTTTAATAACGCCAAAGGCCGCATTAGCGGCGGCCAGTTCAGCTATCATCGGGGCTGTCCTTGCCCAATAACCTCTGTACTGTCTGAGTTTCGTAGATCCTTATTGCTGTCCATACTAATGTAAACAACGCCGCCATTGGAGGCAACAGTTCACCTATCGTTCCTACTACAGTGACCACACTTAAACCGTCTACTAAAGTTTTAGTGCTTTCAGTTGCCATCTCTTTCACACTCCGTCCTTAGCTTTCTGCGTCTTGAATCACTAGCTCACCCGCCTCAACCTGACGCATGATTTCTGCGTAGTGGCGGTTGGCAGGGTCTAGTGGGACTGACATGGTTATGCCGTCGATTGTGGCGGTGATAATCAAATTATATGCGTCTTGATACTGCGCTGAAGTAATGTTCATTTGTTCCATTTATAACTCCGCATCTGCTGTAAACGACCCACTTGCCGTATAGTCATCATTGTCTGTATTACTGTTTGTTGTTCTTAATGTAACTGATGATTGATATGTAGTAACCGCAGTAGGAACTGAGCATCTATTAGTGCTTGTTGAGTTAATAGTAACTGTTGGTGAACTTCTTTTGTCAACAGCCATTCTATAAGGAAAGCGTGTACCCCTTCCACTTGAAGAACCTGCAACCGCACCTATTTCATAATTGACATACTCAAAATACCTCTGACACAACGCAAGCTCCTCACCGTAACTGCGGTGTTCAAATGGTGTGGCAACAGAGCCGACTTCTAGTTGGACTCCGGTGATGTAGAAATTGTTTGATGTGGAGTCAAACACATTGACTTGCCCTGCGGCTCTATTAGCGTTCGTAACAGATGCCCATGAGTCGCTCAATGATCCACTGCTGTAAGTAGAACCTGCTCCTAGCCAAAAATTTAAAACTAAACTTTCTCCGTTATCATTGTCTAAAACGCCACTGGTATCTCCTGAGAATTCTATTGTTTTGAACTCCCAAGTATCTGCGGTATTTACAGTACATGCTTTATTAATGTGTCTAGTATTGTCTGCATCATAAAGCTCAACAACATGAGTGCCTGTTTTAGATGAGCGCACCCAGAACGAAAGAGTTAAAGATTCTGCACCAGAAGTACCTTTCTTGATACCTTGTAAATCCTGACCCTCAAACTTAAATTGCAAAAGAACCGCATCACCGGAAGCTAGAGTTGAGTCTGCTGTTGTAACATCTACATGAAGCGAATTCGCAAATCCTGATCCAGAAGGAACAGTTGTCGATTGCTTAATATCAGCCGCTGTCGTGGCGGCAGTGCCTAATCTCCATCTATCTGGACTATATCCTTCAGACCCAGTGCCAACAGAAGTTGATGTGCCTCTTTGCGCCACTATCATTGAGCCGTTCATGTTGAGTCGCCTACGTCCCAACGATGGTGACGCTGTGGTGACTACCGTACCTGTTGATACGTCATCTGCTACGTTTGCTAAGTCTCTTGCACGGGTCACAATCTAGTCCTTATGGTTTTACAGGCCAAGTAACGTCATCAAGGCTTGTTGCGTTGTCTGTAATATCACGCAGTGCCTGACGGTATGCAGTCTGTTCAGCAGTCATTGTGAGATCAGAAGATGCCCACCAGTCTGTCTGAGCAATCACGCGGTCACGTTCTTCACGGAGAGCCTTCATAGGTTCTGCCGCTGTCAGTTCTGCTTGCTTGGCGGAGACTTCAGTCCACGTTACGCCCCAGTCTGCTGAGTTAGCTGACTCAATGGCTGAACCATTAGCATCTGCCCCAGTTACTTTGCGGAACATTTCGTTGAACTCTGCTTCTGTTGTAGGCTCCCCACGGAGAACCCATTCTGTGATGTTAAGCTCTGAGAGAGCCTGTGATACGCTTGCCATGTGTTTCTCCTTTAGCCTGCGATTTCCATTAGTGTGTAACTAAACGGCATATTAGACCAATGCAATGTAAGTTCATTGCCGTTAAACAACCGTCCTTCAAGTTTATACGTCACTTGTGAAGTGGATGCGGGACTGTCTGTATAGGTCATATGTGACATAATTCTATACTGAGTATTCGGACTTCCTGCGCCTTCAATATAAAGATTTCCACTATCGCCTCCTGCGGCGTAAATCACAGATGAATCTCTAAGCATTCGCAGTCCTGCATATGTTGCACCTGAACCACTTCTAAAGCATCCATATTGAAATGTGAATAAAACAACAATTTTACTGTCTACTGAACTTGGTGTAATAGAGGCTGTTATTGATGTATCAACCCATGACGTTGATGTAATACTAAAACTACCGGGTGCTGATGATCCTGAAACAACCTGCAACACACTACCTGTCGTATTCAACCCCAAGTCAGCCGCTGTTGGCGTACCACCTGCCGCAGTCTGGATGGTATCTACTTTGATAATACTGCTCATCCTGCGATCTCCATGAGGGTGATAAAGGATGTAGACTTATTATTTGAGTCATATCCAGTATTAAACGACAATTCACTCCCTGTGTAGAATCGGCCTTGTAATTTGTATGTCAGGGTGCTTGTCGTAGATGGACTGTGAAGTGTTTGCAAAATTTGAGAGTGCCACTGGATAGTTCCGCTTCCTCCGTAATCATAAGCACGGTTATCAACTTCTGTTAACTGTGCCGAAGTAGAAGTTTCAAATATTCTCCAGTAAACACGCCCATCAGACCCCCCGTTAACAGTAGGGCCTCCCTGATACTGAACAATAACAAGAATGTCGGAACTTGCTGAAGTAGGTGTTATTGATGCGGCTAACCCAGTATCGGAGTAACTAGTGCTTGTAATTAAACTACCGCTATATACAGAACCCGTAGCCACCTGCACCACAGACCCACTAGGAAGCTGAAGGTTAGGCGCACTGATCTTGCTCTGGAGATTCGGGGCGATGTTGTCTACATAGAGTGTTGTCATCCTGCGATCTCCTGAAGAACAATATGAGCGAGTGAACCAAAGTCAGGCGCATAGACATATCCTCCTGCATCATTACGAACCGCAACGGTATAGGTTTGTGAACTTGTTGTTGAAGGGGAGTCTAAAATTGTCGCGGCAATCGTCCCTGCGTTCTCTCCACTACTTGTAAAAGTATTGCCAACTCCCGCCCCGTTGGAGGTTCCTAAATCTACTCCAAATGAAACATTGCCCCTCATTACAGTGATAATTGCTCTAGTGTTTACTGGTGCAATTACTTGCATATTAAAGCTGATTAAAACTTTACTAGAGGTGCTTGAAGGAGTGATTGAAGCACTTAAGTTTGTATTCACGAAAGAAGTGGAAGTTGTGTAAGTTGCACCTGATGTTGTGTTTTGTACAACCTGCAATACTTTACCACCAACACCCGCAGGTAATGTCGTTCCAGAAGGAAGTGCAACACCTTCATTTAACTCCAACGTCTGCCCAGACGGGATAATCACCTTGTTTGCATTGGCCCCGCTAGTTGGCCCCTTGAGTGTTTGTACGATTAGCTCTGAAGCCATCTCAGTTCCTTATACAATCGTCAGTGTGCCGTTGACCGTCACTGTCGCATTTAATGTCAGTGGGCCAGTGGCTGATGCGTTGGTGTTAGCGGCAATGGTCACTGCAGTATCAAGGGCATCCTCATGCACCCTGAAAATGTCACCTAGGCCATTCGTAGTGTCACCTGTAGCACCATTCTCACCAAGGAAGTACCCCGCACCTGCCGGCCCTGCTAGTTCAAAGGTAGTGAATGCCACCACTGATAGTACGTCACCTGCAGTGGCTCCAGTAGCCAACACCACATCAGTGCCGTTAGCGGCTGTGTAGTCTGTAGGGTCTAGGTGTACACCGTTGAGGTATACGTCAAGGTAACCCGGAGTGTACCCAGAGGTAGCAAAGGTAGTCTGGCTTGCAGTGGCTGTGAAGTTGTCACGAGTCTGCGTAGCCTGTGGTACTGGGATGTTTCCGATGTAACCTGACATTACAATGCTCCTATGATGAACGCTAGCAACTCAGGGTAACGAACACCTAATCGTGTACGCTCTGTTGCGCCTTCTGGTGCTTCATCTGCTGTGTCGTATGTGTTGATGCGAGTCTGCTCAACGCCTTCATCGTCTGTGTAAGTTTCTTCAGCTTCCCACCAAGTATTTGATGTAAACATTGCATAACGATGTGCATCTAAACCTTCAGCTTCAAAAGCCGCTTGCAAGTCCTGTGCAATGATTCCAAAGTGGATACGGGCATCGTCACCTTTCTTTTCAACAGCATTAATCCACCGAAACTTGCGTATTAGTCCTTTACAGGCTACTGCAACACGCTGTTCAGCTTCAGACAATTCTTCAATGTCTTGCTTCTCGTTGCGGTCAGAGGTGCTGATTGTGCCGTTGGCGGCGTAGATGTCGTCCCAACGAACATTAGAACGACCTAAGTCTTTTACGGCATCAACAGCATTACCAGTTCCGTCCGCAGGCAGAATCGTGCCACCGTTTGACGTTGATCCAAACAAACCAACACCCGTTGATGCAGTGGTATTCAAGGTAATACTGGAGGAAGTGGTTCCTGAATGTGACCTGATGCTTGCGATTGTTGAGCCGTCTTTGCGGAATTGAACAATGTCGCCTGCTGATGTACTACGGTTAATATATAAAGGAATCCCTCCAGACCGACTCGCAATGATACGACCGCTTGTTCCATTAAAAGTTATGCCTGTATTTGTATTCTCAATTCCGGGTTCTGTGTTAGTAGTACCAACCAACAAGTTACCACTGGAGTCGAGGCGCATACGCTCAGGTGCGTCAGAGCCTTCACCACCTTCAGAACCATCATGTGTATGGAATGTAGTATAGCCACCTGCTCCTGTAGTGTTTGCTGAATAGTGACGGACAGCACCAGTTACTGTTGGGCCATCACCAGAGGTATCGGTGTTTTCCCACTCGATTCCACCTATAAGTTGATTTTGTGCGTTTGACCCACTGCCCTCAAGACGAATAACAGGGCCATCGTTTGCTGTTAAGTCTCTCAGATGCAGTAATGTATCTACACTGGTACTCGTCCCAATCCCTACGTTACCACTAGCATCAATCGCCAGTGAGTCAGCAGGGGCAGAAGCGTTTACGTCAATAGCATCTGGTAAAGCCTCGACAGTCGCCCAAGACGCATCAGTACCGTCAGTGGTTAGATACTTACCTGAGTTATTTGTCTGGCTAGGAATGCTTGGGTCTTGTTCGGCAAGTACAGCCAGTGATTTAGCCTTACCAATATAACCTGCCATTAGCTTTGCTCCAGTACACTCAGGATTACGTCAGCACTGCTTGCGGTATCAGATGTCACCACAATAGTCTCTGTAGTCTCTGCAATGATCTTACCGTCCAGTACGCTCAGGGCTGATCCTGCAGGCACTGGTGCGCCTTTCACGATGTAGGTAGACCCTAGCTGTACATCCACAGTAATGGACGTAGACTCACGGTTTGCAATGTTGCATCCAATGACAACTGCAGTGGTTGCTGATGGCACTGTGTAGACCGTCACAGGTGATGTGCCTACGGATGCCGATGTGTAATTCTTGAACGTGTTTGCCATTGTCCTATCCTAGTGCGATTGCAAATGCGAGGGCAGTATCATCACCAGTCGCATCGTCTGCCCATGTTGTATCGTAATCAGTTCCTGAAGCCTTAACTAAAACTTGACCTGTAGTACCGCCTGCGGGAATGCCTACACCGTCAGCACCATCTGCACCTGCAGGGCCAGTTTCACCTTGGATACCCTGAATACCTTGTATACCTTGCTCACCCTGCGGGCCAGTAGCTCCAGTATCACCAGTCTCGCCCTGTATTCCTTGAATGCCTTGTGGCCCTTGTGGCCCTGTTTCGCCTTGGATTCCTTGTGGGCCAGTATCACCTGTGTCACCCTTCTCACCTTGGACGCCTTGGATACCTTGTATGCCCTGAATCCCTTGAGGCCCTGTAGCTCCAGTGTCACCTGTAGGAAGACCGAAAGAGAATGCATACGTCTCAGAGTTGTAAGAGACTGTAGCACTCGATCCTTCGGGAAGTGTTGATGCGCTTACACTAACTTCATCTCCAAAATCTAGCGTAGCGTTTTTAGAAGCAAGAGCTTCTGCGGCTGAAGAGGCGGCGGCTATTGCGGCGGCTTCCGCATCCTGTGTTAGTTCTGTAACACGGTTAATCGTAATGTCGTTGGTTGCATCACCTGCACCACCTGTACCACGAAAGATAGCCATTACACTCTCCAGTTAGAAATAAGATAGGGGAGCCTGAATAGACTCCCCCGGACTCTGTTTATACTACAACAGAGAGTACGTTCTCTTCACGGAGAACTTTAGTGCCGTACAAAGTATCAGCAGTAAACAAGTTCGCAAGGAACTCTTGCTTGTACTGAGTCTGTGAACGTACAGCCATTTGCTCTGCAAGAACGAAAGCGTCCTTGTGCATCATAGTCATGACACGACCAGAAGTGTTAGAGCCAGTAACAGATGGAGCGTTAGATGTAACGTAAACGTCAACACCGTAAAGCTGACCGATTTGACCGTTGTTAACACCACGACCGTTGACAAAGTCAGAAGACACGTAACGATCAATGCCCATGATAGTGTTGCGAATCACAGGAGGGATAATCAATACACGACCTTCCATAGGAACATCAGCATCATCCAACCGTTGAATCATGTTGCGGAAAGCCGCATCAGAGAACACTTCAAGAGCAGTAGAGTCATCATAGTCAATCAAGACATCAGATGCACCGTTGATCTGGTAGTGAGACTGAGTAGCATCAGCACCATCAGCAGTACCTGCATCGTTTGACACGTTCAACAACTCTGCAAACAGATCGTCATCGACTTGCTTAGCAAGAGCGTAACCTGCATCGTCAGTGTAGAAACGGCGGAGTGAATCCAACGCTTGTACTTCTGTGATGTCTTCGATCAAGCGTGAGTATTCGTAGTGCTTGTCGATAGTGATTACAACTTCTGTGTTAGCAGTCTGTTGAATTGTTACAGTGTCAGCCGCTGTCTTAGCATTGGCCGCGCCACGGACAGGCTTAGGAATGTGAAGAGTATCACCTTTCTTACCAGTCATAGGCATTTTGTTTACGAGGTTAGCAAGAACGAGGTTCTGCTTGTACGCCGCAATGATTTCATCTGACCACAGTTCTGGAATGAACGTAGCCGCGTTTGCTAAAGTAACGGTATTGTTACTTGCCGGGGTTAAGTTAGCCATTGTAAATGTCTCCTAATAGCTATTTGACTCGACCCTCAGAATATGCGATGCGAATTTCTTCTGCCATCTGCGAATATCTATCTGGGTCTGTTTGCATAAGTTTAATAATATCAGCACGCCGATAGACTTTACGACTAGGCTTCTCAGATGATCCCTTAGCAGAACCAGTTGAAGCGGCTTTCATTTGACGTTTACGATCTTGATCTTGCATCTCAGTTGTTTCTTTAACAATGTTCTGACGTTCCTTCCATAAGGACAATAGTTCATCAGCACTGTCATAATCAAACTTCTGGTCAGCACGTTGATACAATTCCGTACGTACTTTAGATTTTGCAACCCACTCTCCAAAGTTTCCATCCTGAATGATTTCTTTAAAATCTGGATGGTTAGCTTGAAGTTTGTTGTAAATCTCAGCTTGCTTCATCTGAAGCGTTAGTTGCTCGGCTTCCTTAATTTTAGGATGACTTGCAATTGCGCGCTCTACCGCTTTATGCGGATCTTCAAAGAAGTCAATCTCTTCTTCGGCTTCTTCTTTTTGTGGGCTATTGGCTTTGTCGAGTTGCGTCTTAACGAAATCGTCAACGATCTTGCGGAGTTCGCCTACTTCTGAAGATTGTTTACCAAGTAATTTTTCTGCTTCTTGATGCATTCGGACAACATCTCGGATGTCCTTGCCCTGATACTTATCAGGAATCTCATCATCAGCTTCTTGTATCTCTTCAGGCTCTGCAGGTTGTTCCTCTTCTGGAATCTGCTCTTCCTGTTCATCTTCAAAGTTAGCGAGTGCTTCCCCGTCCTCTGGTTGATATTCGGGACTCTCTTCTAAAAAACGTGCCATATTGTTAAACTCCGTTGCCGTAGCAATTATGGATATTGATTTACTTTCTCGCGGCTCTCTCGTGATCCTTAGCCCACTTATCGTCTTTATCAGGCCAACCATGACCTACGAAATGTGTTCGGATTGGAGAGATTATCCGCTGTGCTGTCTCACCGCATTCTAAACAAGTTACAAAGTTGTCACTGTGTGTCCAGTGTTCTTCGATATGCTCACATTGGGTGCATTTATAATCGAACCGCTTTAGCATTATTCTTGCCTCTGCAGTACGTCATAAGCTGTTTTGATGCCTGTCTCAAAGCGTCTTACCCTGAACAGTGCATCGCGTTCACCTTTGACAAACGCTAAATGTGTTTCATTCTTAATATCTTCAATACGATGTCTATCAAGAATGTCGTTGATCTCTTCGATAAATTGTTTCCAACCATCTGAGGCGAAAAGATCAAAATAGGTATCATAATATTTATTTTCTTCAGGACTCAAAGAGTTTCTCCCTAATTCTAATGCAATTATTATACCACAATTTTATTCATTTGTCAAGTCTTTTTCTTGACTCTTGGTTGTTTTTGTGATACGAGCAGGCTTAGCTGACTCAAGTGTTTTGATTCTTTCGTCAAGTTTTGTCAAGATTTGATTCATTTGATCAATCACTTCTTGGAACTCACGTTTAGTTAATACCACTGTATTCCCTCATTTGTTTTTCTACGATGTCTTCTTTACTTGCGATCTCTCGCTCCTTGAGGACAAGCTCAGCTAGCTTAGCCCTGCGCTCAAATTCTTTATCAACCTCATCGGGACCGCCTTTAGACTGTGCGACGATACGACGAGTTTCAGCATCCAACGGAAGCATTTGTGTTTCCACTTCATTCTGTTTGATGCGTGATTGAATCTCAGCAGTTTGTGCTTGAATGTTTGCAATGGTCATTTGCTTCTGTTGCATTTCCATTTCAATCTGTATCTGCTGTAATTGCTGTTGTTGTGGGTTAGGTTGATTTGCTTTCTTTAACCCTTCAATGATTTGCTCACGGTTACTCAAGTTCATATTATCTACAATAGACTCAATCAACATTGGGTACATTGGAGACTCAGGTGACATTGTTTGTAACAACTGTACCAACTGAGTGACTTCGTATTCACGAGCAATAATACCAAGAGAACTACTTGCAACAAACTTAAAGTCCTTAACAGGATACAACTCAGGATTAAACTGCATGTATCTGTGTGCGGCTTTCGTAACAAATGGAAGTAAGAATGAGTCTTGGAAATTAATCAAGGTACGCTTGTGACGCTTAATGATAGCACCTAGTGACATTGATATACCTGCCGCTGTTGCATCACCATTGATAGACCCAGGAATTCCTGCGGCATCAATTGCACCTGTAGCCATCTGAACCATTTGCTGTAAGGTAGCGGCTTGGTTAAATGTATTAGGATCAAGTGTACCAAAGTTAAATGGTTGTAAGATCTCAGCAGGGTTACCATTAGTCAAGATTGCTTTACCCGGACGTACCTCTAGCTTAGCACCACGAGGGAGCCTAGAAGCGTCCACAGCCATCATTGGATGTACAGTCAATGCCAAGGCATCAATACGTGCGCGTAGTTCTGTGTCAAGAGCTTTCTGTGCGTTGTAGCCTTTCTCACATACACCACGTCCCCAGAAGCGTGAAGGCACAACATCCCAAGGGAAAGCAACAACAGGACGATCCTGCATCATGTAAGGATTCTCTTCAACCTTCAGTAGCGTACCACCGTTAGCAATGACTACGATAGCTTCTACATAAGGGCTGTACTCTTCCATCTCTTCTTCGGATGGTTTATCTTCGTCTTCGCCGTACAATGCGGCTTCAAACAAATCACGAGGTACAAGGCCATAGTACTTCGTCAGACGGACTTTATCGTCCATGTAGATAGTCAGGTCTTGGTCAGGCTCAATGTCCGTGTCAGGAGCCGCTACAGCAACGTCCTCGTCAGAGTAGATACCTTTTTGTTGAGCAATCTCAATCTGATGTAAAGGAACAAACTCATCAATTGCAACACCCAATGCTTCGTCAATACTTGTAGCAACCGGATCAATCAAGAAGTTCTGTGGCATAATCGGACGTAGCTTAACAAGCGTACGAGGTGCTTCGAGTACACCAACCGCTGTCATCTCACCATCCATGATCGGCTGAGTTGCAGGACGTAGCTCATTAACTTCTTCAAGAACTAACTCACCAACCCCTGTACCAAACACAGCAGAGTTAATCAAACATTCTGCAATAGCCTTACGCGCTCCTGCAAACTGCATGTCTTCAGTTAACTGCGTCCGTAAGAGTTGGATATCTTGAGGTTGCTCATCTGCAAAGTCGTCCTTAATATCGAACCACTTACCACGCCCAAAGGTAGCTTCCTCAACTTCTGCTACGCTAGACTCGACAGCCTGTTGTAATGCAGGAGAGATAAGGCGTGAACGCTCAGACGCTCGCATTGAATCTTCTTCAGCCCAGATGCCACGCCATAAACGATAGTACTCGTCAAACTTTTCTTGGTAGTTAGATTCAAAGTGGTCACGCCACTGATTGCATTTGCTAATTACCCAACCTTCTAATGATGCGGGGTCTTCGTGGTTATGATCGTAATCCATGTTAATATCCTGCTACGGGGTCTAAAATTTCAAAGTCGTCTTCTTCATAATCATAATGATATACAACTTTCGCTAACTGGTCTATGTATGCTAAAGCATCAACCAAGTCATCATGCACTAAGGCGTTAGGGAATTGGAATAGTTCGTCTAAGAATTGTGCATTCCAATCTCCTTTGTTAAGAGTAATCTGTCCGTGTTCAAAGCGACCTTGAAGTCCCCAGACAACACGATCAGTTTTTTTCTTGTTCCCATGCGTAAGTTCCTCCACCCGAAAGAATCTCTGCGATGATTTCATGATGTCCGTTAGGTAAGGAAGTACCGCATTCTTTAAGGCTCCTTTTTCGATACCAACTGCTACAGGTTGATAATACGCTACAGCATCGAATATCTTCTTGGCGGTCTTCTTGATATCCCATCGTCCATGTACAATATCCGCTACCCACCATCCGTTTTCATTTACCTTAACAATTGCAATAGCTGTTTGGTCAAGTTTCTTATTCTTACTTTTAGTTGCATGTTCAACATCAGCAAAACCTGCAAGGTCAACTGCAATATAGTAATCACCATCGTCAGGCTCTTCATCGTCAAACTGTACCCAATCTTCTTTAAAGATCTCAGAACCAGATGCTTCAAAGCTTGCAAGGAATTCCTGTCTGAACGCATAGCTTGACATGGATTTCTTAGCGACATCGATTTCGTCTGGATCGAGTAACGGATTGTCGTAAGACGTAAAATGCCACGCCCGATAAGTTGGATCATCGTCCAGTTCTCCGTACTGAAACAACTCGTAGAAGTGGTTACGTCCCATCGGTGTACCAATAAACATGGCTTCACCCTTCTGGTCAGCAAGCGCAGGACGTAAGATCTGTTCCCACACACTAGGCTTCATATCCGCATATTCGTCCATAACAAGGAACTTAAGGGATACGCCTCGCATTGTCTCTGGTCTATCAGCACCCTTGAGTGAGATTGTGCAACCGTTAATGAGAGTGATTTGCAAGTTGTTAATGTGTGATGATTTGATTACTGGATGCGCTAACTCTAGCAGAGTAGACCACATAATGTCACGAGCCTGCCCTTGAGTAGGCGCAACATAGAACACATGACCACGTTCAGTTTGTAATCCATTAATGATTAAGAGCCACGCCGCTAGTCTTGACTTTCCTGTACGACGACCTGCCGCTACAATCTTGAATCGAGTCGGATCATTAAAGACTTCTTGTTGCCACGGGAGCAACTCAACATTAAGCTCCAACGTCACCTCGGAACAATTCTTGATCGCCTGCAAGAAGTTCTTCAGTATCGACAAACTCTTCTGCAGGCATTGCGGTTGGAATACGAATACGCTGACCAATAGCAATTCTGTTAGGGTTTGCAATCTCGTTGAAAGAAATCAAGTCGTCAATTGACACACCTTCTTCTTTTGCAATCTTACCTAACGTATCACCCTTTTCAACTTTACGACCGACCAGTTCTTTTTCTTTACCTATGTACAGACGAAAAGCTTGACCAGTAGTGTCGCCTTCATCTTCAGTCATTACTTTACCTGCGGCTCGACGTAGCTCGCTGTAAGTGTCTTCACCTTTGTTGGAACCTTGCGCGGCAAAGTTGTAACGGTCAGTGTAGAATACGTTACCTTCGTCATCAATTTCAATTGAGCCACGACCAACTGTTGTAGCCGCTTGTGCCGCAGGAGATGATAGTAGTTTATTATAAAACTCAGAACCTCCGCGTGCTACATCATCACGAACAAAGTCTCCCATTTTCGTACCATCAGGAAGATCATCGTAGTCTTCATATTCTGTTCCACGTCTTCCTGCCTCAAGAGCGCGAACGACAGTCTTCTTAACTTCGTTAACTACTTCAGGAGAAAGATCTTCATTTGTTTGCGTCTTAACATCTATTCCAGTTTTACCTACTAGACCTTTAGTAAACTGTTCGACAGTATCTGTACCTAAAAGATCAATAGTTTTTTCAGCACCAAGATCATATGCATCGCCTGCAAGTCGTAGACCTAGTTTACCTAAACGCTTTGCATCACTTACTAAATCACCCACGCATAATCTCCACTAGCTCTTTGGATCTACGTCCAACTTGATGATACCACTTACTGTCTTTCATTTCTTCTGCGGCTCGCTCATAATCTTTTGCTTCGATTGCCGCAAGCATGTTTTTAAATTTGGAAAGACGTGGCCTGCCCAGATTAAATACCATGTTAACCAAGACACGGCTGACGCTATCAGGATGGTCAGCAAGATCATTAATAAGAAGTTCAGCATCTTCAATGGCTACCTTACAATCATCATGGAACACTTGCAGAATACGCTCATCGGTTACAGGCGTACCTACAGGCCATGTGTATTCCATATCTTTTTCAGTTACCATATGCCCAATCCCAAATGTAGGATAGTTCTCTGAACACAGGTAGATTTCTGTGACGTACCCTTCGTGACGCACAAGGTCTTCTTTAATCTGATCCATCAGATGTTGGGGTAACATCAATTATATCCTCGTCATTGTTAATGATTGTTTCGCCACCTACGCCTTTGATAGTAATAGACACAGATGATCGTCCATTTGAATTCTTATCTTTCTCAAAATAACTAACAGGCAACATGCGATCCATCAACAACTTCCATGCCGCCGCTTGATTCTTATGCTCATCGTCAAGAGCCGCGCTCATGATACTGTCCAATACCTTTTGAGATCTTGGACTGGCTAACAAGCGAGCCTTAAACTCATTGATCGCCGCCGCATCACCGGGAGGTCTTCCGCGTTTAACTCTATTGCCCGGCTTCTTTGCCTCAACAATATTCTTAGGGGGTCTACCGCGTTTCTTCGGTTGAGTATTCTCTGTCATATACAGTACTCTGTAGTTATCGCAACAATCATTTGCAAGAGATTATCACTTATGTATAATAATTATCTCTTGCGTTATCTCTTAAGTGGTAATATTGTAGCATACTTTTTAGTATTTGTCAAGTTCTTTTTAGTGATCAGTACAGATTCCTTTAACTCGGCGGGTTTCAGGTGTACCCTCTCCGCAGTGCGCGATTGATTTTTAGTAATAATATTAATAACATAAGCAGTTAGTACGCAAATGCGAATCATTCTCATTACTATTCTAATTTCACTCTTTTTTGTATCTAAGTAGGTACACTATTTCGAGCCAAGGTTGTGCGCCCTCCCCCGCCCCTCCAGAGTTGGCACGCTTCTTGCTAGTAAAAACTGGCACGATTCCTGCATAAACACGACAATTATTGAACCAAACTATGGGAATGTGAGTATCGATACAGTACCTCTATAGTCCCCCATAGTATTAAACTATTACCCCACCCGTATCGATAGAAATATACAAGGTTAACCAAGTTAACAATCGCTTGCAATAAAGCCTGACTCCTGTATTATGTACATATGGTTAATAAAGAGTTAATCATAAATTAAATAGTAAATATATATAGACTGGAGGGTCTTATGACTACTAAAAACGAAGCGATTCAATTCGATGGGAAAGGTGCGTCTTTTGCGAAGTACCTAAATGAAGACGTGCGCCTGATTGTTGAGTCAACAGGAAAGCAGGTCGATAATATCGTTGAGATGGTTAACCAAGTTAACCTAGACAAAGACGTGATCAAAGCATACTGCGATGAGTTCGCGTCAGTACTCAAAGCGGCGGGCAAGGATGACAACACCGTGAAAGCTTTGAAATCAGCGCGTAAATGCATCTTGGATTTCTCATGCGGATTGCGCAAGGGGCAAGAGGATCAGAAAAAATGGACTGCCAAGAATTGCCAACAGCAGTTGAATGATCTCAGCAAAGAGGCCGGATCGATCAACTCACTGGCAAAACTCTGTCGCGAAGCAGTCACTGATGAGCAGGATGACGATCAAGTCTGGGATTTCGTAGAGAAATTCAACAAGCTTCTTGAGAAAGCGGCAGACGAGGGAACAGATCCAAAGGTAGTCGCGGATGCGATGCAACAGGCTCTGGAAATCTACAAGCAAGACCAAGCGGCATAATCGAGAGAGGGGCGAAAGCCCCTTTTTCTTTGTCTGAATAAATTTTAAAATAAATTTTTTTGCGCCGGACATCTGGGGCTAGCTGTGTTACACTGTGTATACACAGTCGGGCGACAGTGTTCGATTAGTGCTGAAGTTAACCAAGTTAACCTTTGGAGGGTTACAAAATGATTACATTAGAAAACATGTTGCATTCATTTGCGAGTGAAGTGGTCGAGTGTGTAAAGAGTCCGAAAGACGTTGACGACTATTCGACATCCTACAACGAGCCTAAGCGTTTTGAAGTGCGCGTGCGGACACAGGTTGGTGGTGCTTTCTGGGCGTTGCGTTCTATATCGAGTCACATCTCGTACTCAGACGCTAACGAGTTTGAGCATCGAGCGCAAGAATTCTTCCACAATCACTGCAAGAATATTATGGACTTGCATGATGGTTTAGAATTCAAGAGCGAGTACCAAGACTGATGGAGTTTGTTGTACTCTGGCTTGGTTTGTTATGTTTTATCGGGGCGTGCTTTTGCATGTCCCATGTTATTTCAGAATTTTTGAGGAATTTAAAATGAGTTTCAAAGAAGTAAATCCTGTGATCAATGGGTATATGCAAGCGAATCACAAGAACATGATCGACGGTATTATGTTTGTTGTGCTTTCAGTTAAGACTCCGTTCCATACGATGGCGCGACAGATGGCAGACTATCGTGCCAATGGTCTCGACTCAAAGTATGTGTGGGGTTTCAAGAAGCAGACACTTGAGTACCTGCTGGAGCATGGAGAGGATCTATACAATGAGTTGATGGATCTGCGCGTGCGCTCCAAGTTCGGGGATGAGAAGTTTCCGGGTCGATCCATATGGACTGAACGGGATCGCAAGATGATGTTAGTGCTTACGGATGTGCCTGGACTCGGTATGGTCAAGGCAGGGTTTGTGATGCAGTTGATGTTCGGACGAGTGGGGTGCATCGATGTGCATAACCTCAAGCGGTTCTACAAGATAGATCCCAAGGATGTCAAGTTTGTGAAGATCGCGCCAGATAGTACCAAGTTGGAGAAGATCACGAATTATATCAACATTTGCAAGGGCAACCGTAGCACGCAGAAGTTGTGGGATTCATGGTGTGAACAGTTGGTACACAAGCGTTGTAATCGTGGGAAGTTTGAGTCAGGTTGGGATGTGTCTATGTTCCATGCCGAATCACTGTTGGGATTACAGAGAGCCTAGTTTCCCTCCGATCCTGAGCATGATGTTAAACTGCTCACCTAATTGTTAACCAAGTTAACCTTTGGAGGTTAAGTGATGATGATATTCAATTACAGTAGTAAGAAAGAAATGCGTGAGCATATTGGTCAACGTCTCAACTACACGGAGACATCCTACTTTGGTCCAGAATACAAGACCAATGGGGTATTGACAGGCTCTAACAGGCCACAACTTACGAATAACAAGGGGCGAGAGTTCTTTGCACAGGTCACAATGATTGACGGTTTGATAGCGGGAGTTAAGTAATGAAAGCAGTATTAGTTGATCCATATCTCAAGACGATTGAGAATGTAGAAGTGAATGACTACACAGATATCAGCAAGCATTTGCAGTGCGATATATTCTGTAGTGGTGGTTATGATGAGGGCGGTGATGCAATCTATGTCAATGACAATGGGTTGCATGAGGAGTCTGCGTTTGTGTACATGCCAGACGTGTACCCTGATCCATATGCAGGTCGTGTGTTGTTCCTTGGTATTGATGCGGGAGGTAACTCCAAGGATGCATGGTTGGATGCTGAGGATGTGGCGGATATTGATCACAAGTTCATGGCCCGTGATGAAGTAGGAGCGATGTATTACTATGGGTAGTTCGATATTCAAAAACGGTCAGCAGTACTACAGTACTCATCATTGGTGGGACTCTGAGTGTAATGAGTTTGAGTTCTGTACAACGTGGGAGTTTGAGCATAACTATCCTGATATGCCTGACTACTGGCACTTGATTGATGTTGAGCTTGAGGATTACAAGAGTTCAACTTCTGAGTCTTTACTTCAGGATGTTGAGCAGATGTCCCGCAATGGTGGATCAATCTGGTGCGACATTGAACGTGAAGGCCCACCGTTGGCAGAGTTGCAAGAAGTAAGTTACGAATAACACTCGCGGGGTTAACCAAGTTAACCTCGTATTTTTTTTGTCTATACAAGGTAGAACACAATGGCTAATTACAGTACAGATCGTCCCTATGCACCACGCGGATCAAAGCATCACAATTCAAAGATCACAGAAGATGATGTTCTTTTGATTCTTGAGTTGGATCAAGAGCGTCGACGCACCAAAGAAAAACTTGACGGCCTATCTCAGCGGGCTATCGGTGAGAAGTTTGGCATCAGTAAGCAACGAGTGTGGGAAATTGTCAATGCTCATAACGGCTGTTGGGGGCATGTTTGAGGTTTATTTTCTTTTGTGTTACACTGGTAGTCATCTTGTATCTAATAAGGAGTTCACAGCTATGAGATGCCTATCGTGTGATGCAGAGTTGACTGACTTTGAGGCGACTCGCAAGAGTGCAGACTCTAATGAATTCATAGACTTATGCAACTATTGTTATGGGTTTGTTAAGACTGATTTAAGGGCAGTCGAACGCATGGATTTAATGCATGAGAATGATGAAGAAATATTTATTTTAGAGCCGGACTTCTTGAAGGATTCATGATATAATATTTACTCTTAAGTTATGCAAGAGGTAATTATTAATAACTTAATTATCTCTTGTAACTCTATAGGTGTAGTTATGAATGAT